ATCGCTACAAAGCTGAATCCATCTTTCAATTTACCCACGGAACGATCCACTATTTCCGATCTGCTGCCTTCGTTGGACCTCCTCCTGAAATCCATCAACACATACACGATCGGTCAGTCTTTCAATCCGTGCAAGATTCATTCTCCTCTCTCTCTGCTCTCACCCTTCCTGCGTTCAGTTATGGCTCCACTGCCTTAATTGTCTTCGTCGCTGGCACTCTCACCAGCTTCGTCGTCAAATGGTTCGTTGGGCGCATTCTTGCGCTCTTCAACCCTGAACCCACTGAGGTCGTTATTACTTTCGAACCTCAGCCACAAACCCAAAATAAAAAGTATGAATCTGGTCAACCCATAAAGGACGCCCGCCAGTCCTACCAGATCAATATGCCTGCAGTGCGATCTATTGCCACTCAAGGCGGCTTCACTAAGTTCGTTTCCAAATCTATGGAAGCGCAACTCGCCGTCATCATGCACAATGAATTTGACGCGGTGATAGAATATACCGACCCCGAAAAATCAATCGTCCTCGTTTCCTCGAAATTCCTCATTCGATTTTACGCTGGAACGACTTTCGGTACAAACTACCACTCGCTTCATTACGCACTCACTCACCCCCTCGTTTACTCCACACTCATCATATCAAAAGGAACATGGAAGTCCCCTCCCATACCTTTCGACAAGATGAAGATTGCCTGCTTGGCTCAACCAAGTGACGCTTTCGTCCAAGATCTCGTGTTTTGCAACATTCCTCCTCGCTTTGTTAATGCACGACGTGACATCCACGATTACTTTCCTAAACGGAGTGAAATAACCGACGACTATCTTTACAACGTTAGTTTTATCACTCCAGATTATCAGTCCGACTTTGCAACTGCTTTCATTCGCCCGCTTGAAACTGGTCGCTTCGAAAAGCGCATAGTTACGTCCACGGATCTAAGAGACGGCACTCATCTCGACCTTACTGTCGTTGATGCTGTCTCATTTCCTGGGCTTTCTCACGCTGGACAATGCAACTCGCTATATGTCACTGACAATCCTAAAATCACCAAACCTTGGTTCGCCTCCCATGACGCCGGTGACAAAATGTCCGGCCGTCAATATGCCTCTCTCCTTTTCCAGGAATTGCTTCAAATTGGCCTCCAAGGCGCTGAACCCTCTCAGCTCCCTATTTCTCATCCTCTCACTACCGAGTCTATCGCGACTTGGAATGTGACTGGAAATGAGCCTGAAGCACGCTTTTGCCCCAAAACTACTTTGCCTGTGGCTATGTTGGACAAACCCTTCAATCACCACATAAACCACAAAAACGATATCGTACGTACTCCAATGTTCCCTCTCGAGAAGCCCACTAAGAGCCCAGCTTCCCAATCTGTTCAGGCATTCGCCAACATTATTGAGAAACTAAACTCTCCCGACTTCCGAGTCATCAATCCCATGTATGACATCGTTGCCTTAAAGTATCAACGTCGCTTGCTGAAAATGGTTCCGGTTACTCCGATCCACTTAAGCTTGGACCAAGTGCTTAACGGCCCCAAATCCTCCCTCCAATCCCACCCCATGCGCCGCCTCACCTCCGCTGGCTTTCTAAAACCTCTCTGTTTAGGAAAGCCAGGTAAAGCTGCGCTCATCTCTGAAGACCCGCATGGTCACAAGACCCCAACTCCCCTCCTCACTACTATTCTCGAAAACTTCTCTAAAGAAGTTGATGTTGGTGTTCCCGCCTCAATCGAACAAATCAACATCAAGATCGAATTGCGTACTAATGATCGCGTGGAAGCTGAAAATTCCCGCGGTTACTTCGCAAACGATCCTCGAGCACACATCACGTGTTCCCAAGAGTTTGGCGCGTTTTTCGCTGCCATGCAGGCCAACCCCCA